TTTGGTTACTAATCTTTTTATTATTAGCGGGGTGATCCGACATTGGAACTCAAAGACTACCTGTACTCAATCAACCAATCTAAAAAAGACATCTGGGATCCCGATGATCACAAAAACTACCCACCCTTTGTGATCAATCGCTGCCTGTCAGGTCATCTTGACTGCATTCTTCACGCTAATGAGATGAATTTTCATCAGCACCTGGATAAGAAGATGCAGTATGACTACTATATAAATACTCTGAGACCGAGGAAGCGTTTCTCTCCCTGGTTGAAACAGTCAAAACTTGATGATCTTGATGCGGTAAAAATTTACTATGGTTATAGTAATGAAAAAGCTCGCCAAGCCCTGCAGGTGTTGACCACCTCTCAGATATCTGAGATTAAAACCCTAATTGATACTGGTGGCAGTAAATGAGCGAAGAATTTGTGGAATGGAACGAGAACCATATGGTCGAAGTTGTTCTCAAGGAACCTGATGATTTTTTGAAGGTTCGTGAGACTCTGACCCGTATTGGTGTTGCTTCTCGTAAGGAAAAAAAGATTTATCAATCTTGTCACATCTTGCATAAACGTGGCAAGTATTATATTGTTCATTTTAAGGAGTTGTTTGCCCTGGATGGCAAGCAAACGAACCTGAGTATGAATGATATTCAGCGTCGCAACCGTATTATTCAACTCTTGGTTGATTGGGGACTGGTTACTATTTGTGCTGTTAGTCAGGAAAAGATTGCTAACGTTGCACCTCTAAATCAAATCAAAGTGCTCGCTTTTAAAGAAAAGAGTGAGTGGATCTTGGAATCTAAGTACAATATCGGAAAGAAAAAAACTCCTGAATCTTAATTATGCTTACCTTAGATAATGATTTCAAGGGAAGGATTATTTTTCCCAGTGAACTTGAAACACTATTTGAACTGAACCCTAATCGTAAGGAATACATCGGTTCGATCAGTAAAGATTTTCCTGAGGCACGTTATGTTGCTGTGGAAAATGCTCTTATGAATCCTTATGATGTCAGAGATTTTCTGATCAACTCGGCATACATTGCTGGCACTAACAATCTTGTTCCCGACAAGACTGGTGCTCCTGGTATGCAGCAACCTATTGCTAACGAGTGGATGAAACCATACGTGCAGTATCTGCGCGATATGCTTTTCAAAAAGAAGATCACGTCGCGTAACATTCAGTGGCAGGATTTCTGTTGCTATTGTAACGTGTTCTGGAGGGATATGAAGGCGATCGATTCTAACTATCGTCCTCACGTTGACCCTGGTGACTTTGCATTCAACTTGTTTCTTTCTGACGATATGCACGAGGATGATGGCACTGCTATCTTCTCTATTAATGTCGAAGGTCAGAAGTGGTTGGACGTGAGGGAGATGGAGAAGAAGTCTGGTCTGCGTCCTTCCACGATCTCGCAGGTAATGGACATCAACAGGATCGGAGCAGGCATCCCTGACGATTGGGTGTGGTTCACTGGTGATGAAGTCTATAACCTGGAAGGCGTCGTCCCAGGCGGTTTTAACTGCATCTCAGGGTATCGTGGATCTATGTTCCACACTGCTAACTACAACCCTGCCTGGTACCCTGAAGGTCACGTCCGATATTCCCTAGTTTCTATGCTCGCCCTGTCGCTGCCACCTGCAGGAAAGAGTGCTTTTATCAGTGAAAAACCTAAACAATGAGTAAAGTAAGAGTTTTATACGAAGACTGTGATCCTTCTAAAGCAGAAGACAAATCACTTCCAAACACTGCGTACATCGTAACTTACTACGAGAACGGTCAGAAAAAATATGACATCGCTGTTAGTAGTAAGAAAGTAGATCTGTTTGATTATTATTGGGACAAGTATCGTAAAGATTTTCTACGATTCGATCAGACTGAAGGTAGAGCAAACCCCAAACTCTGGTCTCCCCCTAAATAGTTCGTCGCCTTTTCGTGCGCGACACGCTACATACGGAATATACGCTACATTGGACGGGTTACCACACCCGTCTTTTTTTGTGTGGTGTTATAATTATTACTGTTGGAGGTTTTGGTTCGACAGAACCCCTTCAACGCCAAAGGTTGCCTTCGGGGACCACACAACACAAACTCGCTTTAAAGGAGCTACGAAGATGAACAGAGTCGTAAGGTACACTGCTGCCGATATGCCAGAACTGATGGACAAGATCCTTAAGTATTCTATTGGTGCTGAGGATTGGTTTGAAAGAGTCGGCGCACTGCACGAGACTACCAAAAATTATCCGCCTTATAATGTTATTCACGAATCAAATGTGAAACAGGTGGTTGAAATCGCACTTGCTGGTTTCAAGAAAGCGGAAGTCTTTGTCTACACCGAACACGGTAAACTTTTTGTCGAAGGACAGAAAGAAGATAAAGAAACTGATGTGAATTATTCTCATAAGGGCATTGCCCAACGTAGCTTCACCCGATCCTGGACCCTAACAGAAGATTGGAGAGTGGATGATGTTCAATTTGAAGATGGTCTCCTGAGAATTGAACTGCAAAAAGTTGTCCCCGAGCACTTCCAGCGCCAGGATTTCCTCTAAATACTAAGACTCCCTGCGTGCCACACTGGACCCCTTGACTTCGGTCGGGGGGTCCTTTATAATGACCTTGACCTAGTAACTATTATGTCCGTACAACTGATCCTGATGAAGTCTGGTGAGGACGTGATCGCTGACGTGTATGAAATGCGTCCAGATGGCGAGAACGGTCCTACTGGATACATTCTTCGCGACCCCCAGATCGTGAAGATTATGAAGAATATGGAGGATCCTGAGAAAGGTCCTAATGTTCTCTTTGAAAACTGGGCACCCCTTGCTGCAGAGCGTCGATTCCTGATTCGGGAGTCTTCTTTTATTACTATTACGATGCCGATCGAAGCATTGGCAAAACACTTTATCGAACGTTTTGGTGAAACCGATGAACAACTTGAATCTGCAAGTGCTGCTACTCAAGAACGACAAGGTATTATTAAGCCAGATTGAGGAGACTGCAGCGGAACTCCCTGGTGAGCCTGATGTCCTTCTGGTCAAACCCTATGAGTTGGACGAAGACGGTAACTTGACACGGCTCCTCAAGGATGTTACCATACAAGATGAGATGATGATCCACAGCGATTCGATTCTCACCATTGTCGAACCAAACGAGTACCTAGTCAAAGCATACAATGAGATTCTACAAGAACGTTGATCAAGTCGGTGATCGCATTCTTGTTCGTGGTTATGACGGACACCAAGAGGTCCGTATTCGTGATGAATTCTATCCTACATTGTATGTGAAGTCTAACAAGGGCGAAACAGGATACACCACACTTGAGGGTGAACCTGTCCGCCCTATTCAACCTGGAGGCATCCGTGACTGCAGAGAATTCTGCAAACGTTATGAAGATGTCGAAGGGTTTACTGTGTATGGTAATCAGGCATACTTGTATCAATGGATCAGTGACAACTTCCCTGGTGAAGTTGATTACGATCCTAGTAAGATCCGTGTGTTCACGATCGATATCGAAACCGCAGCAGAGAATGGATTCCCAGACATTGAATCTGCTGATCAGGAGATCTTGCTGATCACCGTCAAGGACAGTTTTACAGGGATCTATCACGTATGGGGTTCGCGCCCCTACAAGACCTCTAAGGCGGAAGTGAACTACACACACTGTGCTGACGAGCAGGAACTACTCAAGATGTACCTCGCTTGGTGGACCGAGAATTATCCTGACGTTATTACAGGTTGGAACGTACAACTGTTCGACGTTCCCTATATCTGTAACCGTCTTGCTCGTATTCTTGGAGACAAGACTACGAAACTCTTTTCACCTTGGAAACTTCTCAGTTCCCGTGAAATTAATATTCAAGGACGTAAGAACATCTCCTTTGATGTTTCTGGGATTACTGTGCTGGACTACCTGGATTTGTATAGGAAGTTTACTTATACAAACCAGGAGTCTTACCGACTCGACCATATCGCTTTTGTAGAACTTGGTCAACAAAAACTCGATCACAGCGAGTACGATACCTTCAAACAGTTCTACACAAACGATTGGAAAAAGTTCGTGGACTACAACATCCACGACGTGCGTCTTGTCGATCAACTTGAAGACAAGATGAAGTTGATGGATCTCGCATTCACTTTGGCATATGATGCTAAAGTAAACCTGGAGGACGTGTTCTCTCAGGTAAGAGTGTGGGATGCCATCATCTACAACTATCTGCGTAAGAGGAACATTGCTATTCCTCCTAAGATTAAGCAAGAGAAGTCTGTTCAATATGCTGGTGCATACGTTAAGGAACCTGTCCCAGGAATCTATGACTGGGTTGTAAACTTTGACCTTAACTCTCTGTACCCGCACTTGATTATGCAGTACAACATCTCTCCTGAGACCCTGGTCGATGAGAGACATCCTAGAGCATCGGTTGATCGTATCCTCAACCGTGACTTTATAACTAATGAAGACTACGCCTGTTGTGCAAACGGTGCTATGTACCGTAAGGATGTGCGTGGTTTCCTTCCCGAACTTATGGAGAAAATCTATGATGAACGAAAGGTTTACAAGCGTAAGATGCTGGATGCAAAACAAGAATACGAAGCATCTCCGTCCGATTCACTTCAAAAGACCATTTCTAGATACAACAACTTCCAGATGGCAAGGAAGATTCAACTCAACTCTGCCTATGGTGCCATCGGAAACCAATACTTCAGGTATTACAAGTTGGCAAATGCTGAGGCGATTACTCTCAGCGGTCAAGTCTCGATTAGGTGGATTGAAAGCGAAGTAAATTCGTATCTAAATACCGTTTTGCAAACTGAGGGTAAAGATTATGTCATCGCATCAGATACTGATTCGATCTATCTTAATCTTGGACCTCTTGTTACTAAATTTTTTAGTAATAAGTCTGGCGATAAAGCAGCACTTGTTTCTATACTTGATAAGATTTGCCAGGAGAAACTGGAACCTTTTATTGAACGTTCATATCAAGAGCTTGCAACGTACGTTTCGGCATACGACCAAAAAATGCAAATGAAGCGTGAGAACATCGCTGACCGTGGCATCTGGACCGCGAAGAAGCGATACATTCTCAACGTGTGGAACAGCGAAGGTGTTGCATATGCCGAACCCAAGATGAAGATTATGGGTTTGGAGACAGCACGCTCCTCTGTTCCTCAGTTCTTCAGAGATCGACTGAAGAAAGCGTTCCGTTTAATTATGTCGTCTGATAACGATACAGTTATTGACTACATTGCTAAGTGCAAGAAAGAAACACGTAAAGCAAATCTTGCTGAGGTTGCTTTCCCTCGTGGTTGTAATAACATTGGTAATTATTCACACCCTCCTACTATCTACAAGAAGGGTTGTCCCATTCACGTGCGTGGTGCCTTGTTATACAATCACTATATCAAAAAACATAAGATCGAAAACAAACACGCACGTATTCAGGAAGGTGAAAAGATTAAATTCATCTACCTGAAGGAACCGAATCCTATACAGGAGAACGTGATCTCGTTCTTCCAAGACCTACCTAGTGAGTTCGGTCTTGAGAAGTATATTGATTTCGACAAACAATTTGAAAAAGCGTTCTACGAACCCCTCCGTACTGTGCTAGAATGCATCGGTTGGAAAGCAGAACGCACTGGTAGTCTTATGGAGTTTTTCTGATGTCTTTTCTAAACAGCGTTATCAAGGAGCTTGGTAATGAACACGCTACAGTTGTCTCTGACGGTGTTGCTGCAGGTGACATTGCTGGGTGGGTTGACACTGGGTCTTATATTTTTAACGCCCTCGTTAGTGGTTCTATTTTTGGAGGTCTTCCCTCTAATAAAGTCACGGCCTTGGCAGGAGAATCAAGCACGGGAAAGACTTTTTTTGCTCTCAGCGTCATTCGCCATTTCCTTGATAGTAATCCTACAGGCAACGTCATTTATTTCGAGTCTGAGTCTGCTATCTCCAAGGATATGATGGCAGAACGCGGCATTGATATCAATCGTGTCGGACTTGTTCCTGTCGTTACTGTTCAGCAGTTCCGTACGCAGGCAATGAAGATTGTCAGCGAATACGAAAAATTGCCTGAGAAAGAAAGGGTCCCCATCTTTATGGTCCTAGATAGTCTTGGTAACCTTTCTACCTCTAAGGAGATGGAAGATTCCGCAGCAGGAAAAGACACCCGTGATATGACTCGCGCCCAAGTGGTTAAGTCTATCTTCCGTGTCCTGACGCTAAATCTAGGTCGAGCGAATATACCACTGCTGGTTACCAACCACACCTACGAGGTTGTGGGTGCCTATGTTCCTACTAAGGAGATGGGTGGTGGAACAGGTCTCAAGTACGCTGCTTCTAACATTATTTTCCTATCGAAGGCGAAGGAAAAGGACGGTACCGAAGTTGTTGGCAATATCATTACTGCCACGAATCGTAAGTCCCGATTCACAAAAGAAAACTGCAAAGTAAAAACACGACTCTTCTATGACGAACGAGGTCTGGATCGTTACTACGGTCTCCTGGAACTTGGCGAAGCATATGGTGTCTTTGAAAGAGTAGGCAATCGCTACAAAGTCAACGGTTCTTCCGTTTATCCCAAACAGATTCTTGCCGACCCTGAAAAGTATTTCACCCCTGAGGTAATGCAAGCCCTTGATGAATGCGCTGCCAAGGAGTTTAAGTACGGTAATGAATGAGCGTGTAGAACAAACAATCTTGCGGAATCTCTTCAGAGATGAGGAGTATTTCCGCAAGGTCTTACCTTTTATTAAATCTGAATATTATGAAGAACTTAACGAGAAGCTCATTTTTGAGGAAATCGGAAAATTCGCTGCTAAGTATGACCGTCTCCCGACCACGGAGGTTGTTCTTATTGAAATCGAACGACGGGACGACGTTTCTGATCAGACGTTTAGTGAAGTCCGAAGTATCTGTAAATCTTTCTCGGATGTAACCGAGGATCCTACAAAAGATTGGTTGATCGATGCTACCGAGAAGTGGTGTAAAGATCGTGCCATCTATCTCGCACTTATGGCGAGCATCAAACTTGCTGACGGCAAGGATGAGAAGCAGTCTAGAGACGCTATTCCTGAGATCCTGAAGGAAGCACTCTCCGTATCCTTTGATGATCACATTGGTCACGATTATCTCGATGACTATCAAGAACGTTTCGACTTCTATACTCAAGACGAAGAAAAACTTCCCTTCGATCTTGATCTTTTTAACAAAATTACTAAGGGTGGCATCCCCAACAAAACTCTGAACGTTGCCTTGGCAGGTACAGGTGTTGGTAAGTCACTCTTTATGTGTCATTGTGCAGCAGCGTATCTTGCTCAGGGAAAGAATGTGCTGTATGTTACACTGGAGATGTCTGAGGAGAAGATCGCTGAACGTATCGATGCCAATCTCCTCAACATCAACATCAAAGACATCGCTGAACTTCCACGGATGATCTTTGAATCTAAAGTTGCTGACCTGTCACGCAAGACAGAGGGTAAACTTATTATCAAGGAATACCCTACAGCATCTGCCCACGTTGGACACTTCCGTTCGCTTCTGAATGAACTGGCACTAAAGAAATCTTTCTCGCCAGATATTATTTTTATCGATTATCTAAACATCTGTGCATCATCGAGGTATAAGGGTGCTATTGTCAACTCCTACACGTACGTTAAGGCGATTGCGGAGGAACTTCGTGGTCTCGCTGTTGAGTCTGATGTACCAATTGTCTCTGCTACTCAAACTACTCGTGCTGGTTTTGGGAATAGCGACGTTGATCTTACCGACACTTCTGAGTCTTTTGGTCTACCCGCTACTGCAGATTTTATGTTTGCTCTTATTAGTACTGAAGAACTTGAAGCGCAGAATCAAATTATGGTCAAGCAGCTCAAGAACAGATACAATGACCTCACAATGCACAGACGCTTCACCATCGGTATTGACAGATCCAAAATGAAGCTGTATGATGTGTTGCAAGAACAGGACTCCGAGTCCACTGCTAAGGAGTTAAACTTCCAACCCGATTTCTCTAAAGAATCTCAATCTAAATTCGCTGACTTTATTGTATGATTACCGTCCCCGCTGAAGAACGTAAAGTTGACTTTACTAAGTACGCTTCTTTTGTTAACGAAGTAACTTCGTATCCTTCGCAGAAGAACTCAGAATTTATTCGCCGCATCAACGATCTTGACGAGCAAGGTATTCCTCTCGCACGTCTCCTGACTGCTGCTATTGGTATCTCTGCTGAAGGCGGTGAGTTTACCGAGATCGTGAAGAAGGTTGCCTTCCAAGGCAAGGATCTCACTGCTGATGCAAAACTGCATATGATCAAGGAACTGGGTGATGTGATGTGGTACATCACACAAGCGTGCATCGCTCTCGATGTGTCCCTTGACCACATTCTCGCACAGAATATGATTAAACTCCTGTCGCGTTATCCCGAAGGCACCTTCGATGTGTACTATTCTGAAAACCGCAAGGAAGGTGACATCTGATGATCGAACTTGAACTTACCCCTGAGATGGCAGTGTCTGTTATGCAGGCACTGATCCAAGAAGAAAGAGGTTTCACTAAGGATGAGAAAACTTGTCCGCTGCGCATCAAAAAAATCCGTGAAGTGATCGGACAACTCGATGCCAAACTTGACGTTTATTACGAAGAACAAAAATGAGAGATGCAATTATTGCTGGCGCACTGTTAGGTGCCCTCCACGGTGCAACAGTCCCAGTCCTTGCTGACGATTCTAGGATCACCAAGGGTTACCATAGTGCGGATGCAATGGGTTGTATGCTCTTGCAGGAGTGTACTGACGGTGTTCAGAGGATCTATGATACTGGTGATCTCCGTCGGGCATTTCCTGGTTCCGACTGGG